TCGTTATGTTGTAAACGTCCCCGTCGTCGGTACGGTTGCTACAACATAACGACCTGCCACGGCGGTTCCAGTAAAGCCCGACGTGTCAATAATTTGACCAACAACTAACCCGTGGTTAGCTTTTGTGACGGTTACAAGCGTCGTTGTTTGAGTGTAAGTGCTACCAGTAACGGCGGTTTCTACCGCTCCAGTTTCACCAATAAACAAAGGCACACCAAAGCCTGTGCGTGGTGCAAACGATGTAAGAAGTGAAATCTGTACATCTATAAAGTTCTTAATCAAAGATAATGACACTATGCTGTCCTCCATGTTGCTAATACATCTACATCGTCAATATAACTATTAACATATTCCACCGCTCGGCTTGTGTGCATCCGTAACGCTATGTTGTAGCGTGGTTGCCACTGCTCCCCAAACAATGCCGATACATCCGTTGGAGGCTGTATCACTTCTTGCATTGCTATCTTTCCCTCAAGTTCAAGTAAACGTGCCGTATGGTCTTCTAAACCGTCTAACACGGTATCCACTAATGCCTCAAGTTCTACCTGTCCGTTTTTTTTACCGTAAAAGTTGACATCCAACGTAAACGCATAAGAACGTGTGACATCTTGCGTGCCGTCATTTGCTATCGCCGTTCTATAGCTCCCTGTTGGTTGAACACTTTGAATGTTGAGCGTTAAATAAGGAGCCGTTGGAGCTGGGGCGTTTTGATTCGCACGGATCACACGAACGCTAGAAAGCGTGGTAAAGTAGCCAATGAGGAGCGTGTAAAGTTCGTTCATTGTGCCACCTTCTGCACCAAATAGGCGTTATGGTTTACAATGTTATTCTGCCAAGGACTTTTACGATGTACAACAAAACCCACACCGTTGATGCTTACAATATCCGCCGTTATGCCTGTATCCTGACTAGCCACGTTTAGAACGGTGTCCGTATAAAGGGTGTAGGTTTCTAAATCACGTTGTGCCTCGGGTAACGCCTGTAATGCTTCACCAGTGGCTGGTTGAACGCTTGCCTGTATGGTAAGTGTACTTGCTACACCTTGTACAAATAAGCCGTCCTCTTCATAAGTGCCTGCCGTTTTGCGTTGTACCGTTAAGGGTCTTCTAAATACGTTAAAAGGTGTCATCGTGGTCGCACCTCATGCGTTATAGAACGATACAATAAACCTGTATCAAATAACGTCGTCTTGCCTGAACCCTTTTGTCTAATCGTGCTAGGGGCGTTTGCTGGTGCAATGTTGCTACTTAGTTTCTTTTGAATATCACGTTCAGCTTTTAATCCTAAATCTCTCCAAACACGGCTAGCCTCGGTTTTCATGTTAAGAATGCCTTTGATGCCGTTTTCTAGTTGTCTTTCCCACTTGCCTATTTGCTCGTCATAGGTCGAACGTAAAAAACTACGTTCTGGAACACCGTAGCCAAACTCGTTGTAAGTGGCATATTCTGCAACCGTGGGATTAATAACCCCCACGACCAGCTTTTGACTACCAATTTTGCGAAGTTCCGCCGTAATCTTTTTAGTGTTGTCTTTTAATGTGGTGATTTTTACGCCCATGGCATTACCGCCGTTCTAAACGCCACACCATTTAGGCACTGCCTAATGAGTTGTAGATATTTTTGACCGTAAGGCGTTTGAGCATAGGGGCTGTTGCTTGCGTTGTTCCCTGATTCATAGCTGACGCTTAACTGTCCTTCTCTAAGGTCTGTTACCATGCCAGCGTTACCGCCACGGTTTGAAAGCGTCACGTTGTGAGCGGTTAAATACGCCACAATGTACGGTCTCAAGTCGGGGCATAAAGAAGAACCCACTTCAAGCTCTGCTAATGCTAACATATCCGTCACCTGCTGACTTAGTGGGTCAAGCTCGGGGGCAATGCTAGGGATTAACTCGATCGAAGTGGGCATAGTCTGTTTTTCTCTCTACTTACTTTTTAGAAGGCTTTTCAGCTTTTTCAGCGTCAAGCTCTAAAATACCAAGTTCAAATGCTAACGTCGCCGTTTGCAATTTTTCAAAGTCTTCTTTGCTGACATCGTTCCATTCAGGAAACAAAACAACGCCGTCGTATTGAAAGACTGTTTCTTGGTTTAACTTAACTTTTGTCATTACTTAAACTCCTAGATGCCGTACTTTTTAGAAAACGCAAGAGGATAGTAAATAGCGACTCCGCCGTTACGTCCTAATGAATTAACTTTGTAGACAAGGTTTACCTGCTCAGGAGCGGTTTCCTCGTACACAATAGGAGCGATTAACTCAATATGTGTAGACTCGTTACGTCCAAGCAAGAAACCTTCAGTACCACCCTGAAACGCCCCTGCTAGCTCTTCAGCACCTTCAACACGAATTTCAGGAAACATGTTGTTAAAGGCAACCAAAATGCTATCAGGCGAATCCGCACTCATACGAGTACCACGAAGTACGTTCAAACGTCCCTCACTCAATACGAGCAAGCTAGGGCTTTCAACGCCTTTGGTCAAGGATTTAATTTCTGTAACACCTTGAACCAAATCCCGAAGGATCTGTGTAGGCGTTTTCGTTGACCATAAGGCGGATGAACCTGTGCCATCGGCGGTAACTTGAGCGTTAGGCACAGATGCGTGTGAAAGAACACCCACAATGCCTGCTACCGTGTCACCTACCCAAAACAACTGGTTATGACGAGCCATAATGCCACGTTGTGTAGCCAATGCCTTACGAACACTTAAAGGCGTACCTTGAATAGAGGCACGCTTAATGTCCATAATTGAGTAAGCATAACTCAAAGCGATGGTTTCAATCTTTGAGGTAAAGGCTTTGCCTGCTACTTCAACCGAAGGAATATCAGTCGCATAGTCACTAACGATTTTAGCCAATCCACGAGCGTCATACTGATAGTACACTTGCGTTTCTGCATACTCGGGGGTCGTGCCGTCAATAGGAAACAACTCAACCGCTCTTAGTTGACCTTGTTTAATATCATAGGTCTGATTTTTAATAGTTTCTAACTGACGATTGAAATACATCGTTTGGTTAGTGTCTAAATTAACTTGTGCGTTCATGTGCTTGTGTCCCTTTCTACAAGTCTACGTCGAGTAAAACAAGCGTGTCCGTACCGCCAGTAACAAATCTACCCATTAACAAGTTTGTACTTGCTGTCGCGGTAAATTGCCCTTGAGTCGCTCCAACTGTAACAATAGCGTAAGCTAACGCACCTTGAGTAACGGCACCAACCGCACGAACCCATACACGTCCTTTTTTCAAAACAGATACATTTTGACCTGTCAAAATATCTTCTGCTTGATCGTTAGGGGTTTCGTGGGTAATGATTGCCACACCTTGAGGGATACCAGACGCTGCCGATAATCCCACTTGGTTATCAGACGTGACACGCTGAACACCACGCCCAAATGGAATGTTTGCAGTTGCCACACGGCTTTCAATGGTATAGGGGATATTAGGAATCAACTGCCCTTCGTATGCTTCAGCTGGGTAAATAGTATAAGCTGTTTGAGACATTAAGCCTTCCCTCCATGGTATTTTTTATTTAACGATTGACGCGAGTCACTTTTAACGGCGGTATCGCTGTTGACACTAGCCACGGCTTGCTTTTGCTTTGCGACGGCTTCGTCTTCAACGCTAGGCAACGCTTCAATCAACGCATCAAAACGAGCGTTTACATAATCGTCGCTTTTACCGTCTAGGTTGATTTCATGCTTAGCTTTAATAACCGTTTCTTTAATTAAACGATCACTAGAACCTTGCAATGCGTCAACATTAACCACACGCTTAGCGGTTTCTAACAAGGCTACACGTTCGGCGACGGCTTTAGCCATTGCTTCATCGTTGTGCGTTGCTTTTACGGCTTCAAGCTGTGCTTTCAACTCGTCTACTTGCCCTTTTAAGGCTTCTGCATCATTGCGGGCTTGCTTTTCAGCTTGCACCGCTTTTTCGTATGCTTTAGCAACCTCGGCATCGGCTCGATAGCTCAAACCGTCCAAGTTCACCGTTTGCATTTCTTTTTCAGTCATGCTTTTGTCCTCTTCATCATGGTGTAACTGAACGGCAACACCGTCCATGTTTATTCTAGCCATACGTCCAGCCCTTGCTTGGTCTACAATAGCCAAGTGGTTGTAACGAATGTTTTTCTGCCTGTGCGTATAAGGTACACCGTCCCACACGCCTGCTTCCTCTTCTAAATCTAAATTGTAACCAAGGGATAGCTCTCTTTTGCCTAGGGCTACCTTTTTAATCGCATCCTTGCGGTGGACGCTAAACTTGATCGCTACACTGTTTTCATCGGTCGTAACGCTTTCACCAGTGGAACCGATACTATAAAGCTCTGCATTGTCACTATTTACCAATTCGGGAGGGTGATTGTCTGTAACGGGTTTAAGCTTCAACGATTCTAGGCTATCAACGTTAAACACGTCGTCGGGGTGTCGTAGTTCGTGGCGGATTGTTCCATCGTTGTTGACATACTGAAAAACGCCTGTCCGTGTGACAATAGCGTCGCCTGTTAAAAAACCTTCTGCGGTTGTTTTGTGCTTAAACACACTGCGGTCAATTCTAAACACATCATCCCCCTAATTGTAGCCAATCTATAGGTACTATACCATTGTTTTTAAATGGATGCAATAGCTTAAAACTCGGGAATTATGGAATAACCTACACATCGGCATCTAATATCTTGGCTAGGGTGTAAATTGACACCGCCTATGCTTGAGCGTGGTTTCCATTCCTTGTCGTCTAAGCTGTCTTTGTACACCGTCGGATCGTCCCACTTGCATATCTTACCTTCAAGCACCTTGTGAGAGCGTCTAACACGCTCATCAAGGCGTGTATTCCACTCGTAGTATTGGATGCCTAGCTGTTCATTATTCAAGCGTTCAAGCTGTCCGTACAAATTGCCGTATTCGTTTTGTGCGATTAAATCGGCTCGTTTCTTGCTTACATTTAAAGCTACTTGTATCTCTTTTCGTGCGTCGGTTATTTGACCACCACGTCTAAAAGTGGAGCTGATAATGCTTGCTACCCTTTGCTGTTCGTCGTCTATCATGTTAGTGATTAACCTTGCGTTTTCTCTCGCCCATGATTCAATGATTGCCTTGTTTTCAGGAAGTGACGCATAGCCTTTTACAATCGGTACTTTTCTATCTTCAACCACTGTAACCAGTTGATTGAATACATGACGACGTACCTTTTCGCCTTCTTCTCTTAATCGTGTGATTAAAGCGGTGTAAGCAACCACTGTAAGCCCTAATTCAGTAAGCATACGCTCTAGTTCTGCTTCCCAGTCGGCAATGTCCTTGCGTATTTCACGATCTGCTAGGTATTGCAACCGCACGGCGTACGATTCAATCATCGCTTTAAGCCTTTGTTGTTGCTTGCTTTGAAAAGCTACTAAAAAAGAACGATACCCACTAGACGCACGGTTAGGGAAGCTTTTCTTAATAATGATTATTTTCTTAGGCATTGCGTCCCCTTTAAAAACGTGTTATGCTTTGTACAGTTTCTTTTTATATCATTTTAAAAAATCCTTTCTTTATTTTGTATCTTAATTTGATTGTATACCCCTAGTTGTCAAACCCTAGGGGTTGTTTTTTTAAACCGTTTTTATAGGGTCGTCTTCAACATCTTCAAACGCCCCACTCAAAGCGGTGTTGTCTAGTTCACTTTGATATTCAGCCACATTCTCCATTGAATAGCTAGGGTTCATGTTGTATCCCCCTTCGTGTCTGATATGCCATAAATAAGCTGGGTCGATACCCCCCTCACGGATATAAATCGCATCGGCTTGGGCGTGTTTGAGTCGAACGTCTGCAAGCTGTTGATCGTCTAGCGGTTTCAACGTTGGGAAGTTCCACGCCATATCATCAGGCTTGTCTTGCCAATCCTGCTGTAATTCTAAAACTTTCACAAGGCGGTTTATGGCTGGCTGTAGCGTCTGCATCTGATACGCTTGAACGGCTCCAGCCCATTGTACAAAGTCACCCTCGCCTGTAGCGTTCATGCCTTCGGGGGATCTACCGAATAGTTTAGTCATTGGGATGCCACTGTTAGCAGATACAAGCTCCATAGTACGAAGCATCAAATCGCTGTAACCTGTCACGTTGCTAAATTGACGCTCAAAACTTTCATATTCTGCATCCATTAAAATCATGTTCATTAAGGACTTGCTCACGTTTGCGTCATTTAAACGTTTAGAGACTTTTTCCTCATCACCATCTCGGTACGACGCGAAAAGCCCTTGCACCTTAAGGATAGTCAAGCCCCATTCCTTAATGATGATGTCACTAAACCCCTGTGCAGACAAATAGCTTAGAATGCTTGTATACGCCCCTTGCAAGTTTGAAGCGTGCCAATAATTGTTGCTTCTAAGTGTCGTTTCAGGCAAGCGGTCGCCGTCTAAGCGAATCACACGGCTTGCGTGGACTTTAAGGTTGTTTCCACTCTTTAAACGCAAATTGTAGGTTTGCACTTCACCAAATGAAGCACTGTAAGGGTCTGTGTCGTAATCATCGGACGTTACAACGCAAGAATGACGGTCAAACACACTTAGGCGTTCAATGCGTTTCAACCCTGCCTCTCTTAACGGCATGTCTAAGTCTTTCTCTCCGTCTTTAGCTAATAAAAGCATAATGGCTCCACCGTATAGCCTAGCGTCCTTTGCAAGGTTAGTGAGTTGCTTAAATGCGTCTAGGCGTTCAAGCTCTTTGTAAAGCTCTTCATCGCAGTCAATACCCTTTTTTAAAGCTTCATCGGGAATCATGTCGATTAAACGCCGTGCAATACCACTAGATGAGTAAAGCCCTTCTAGCGTGGACTGGTCAAGCAGTATATCGCCTCTAAAAGTTGTGGCGGTGTTAGCATCCCTACCATATCGCCCTAGCCCTGTTAAGACGTTCTCTACACCGTCGGTTTTAACGGTTTTAGTGTCCGTATGAACGGTTTTAATCGATTGTTTCTTGCGTGCCATTGTCTCTCCCCCTTATGGTTGCTTTTAGTATAGCATAGGACGTTTTAAAACGCATCCACGAAGGTAAACTTGCGTTTCATTAACGGCTCTAATCCGTACCTACAAGCGTCAATAACGTGGTTATGCTTGTCTACAATAGCCGTGGTGATGTCTCCACTGCGTTGGTCTACCTTGTACGAGTAAAGCATCATCTCGTTAATCGTGTGCGTGCATCGTGGGTGTACGACTATGCTTTTATAGCTTCTCATGTGGGTGATGCCGTCCTCGACGCTACCGCTCCACTTTTTAACCGCTTGAATGCGTGGCAAGCCGTGGCGTTTTAAATAGCTTATGCTTTCAGGTCTTGCACAATCGGCACGAATGATGCCATTCTCAATTTCAGGTATGAAGTGCTTAATGTAATCGGCGGTGTCGTCTAGTTCAAGCCCTACTTTCACGGCTTCCTTTTCAATGAAAAGCGTTTTGTCATGTATCCATAGTTTGACGCACGCCGTGGGATCTTGAGAGAAACCAAAGTCCATACCGTAAAAAGGTAAGTCCCAATTATCGGGGGTGAACTCTTTAACCTCCCACTTGTCTTTGAAGACTTGTGCGTCGGTGTGTGTTAGGCATTCACCTTCCCAAACGTGCTTGTATAAAGCGGGATCACGTTCAAGCATCAATCGCCGTTCTGCTTCTAGCACTTGAGGGAAATGGATGTTTTCAGTGTAGTTGACTTTGAATAGATACGCATCGGGGTGTTCGTTTGCAATAAAAAGCCGATAAACTGGGTCTGATTCAAGGCGTGGGTTCATCGTCATCCATATCTCGGAATCAGGCTCTCGTATTGTGGGAATCAGAATATCAAGGCTTTCCTGTGATATGGTTTGAGCCTCTTCTATCCAACAGATATTTATGCCAGCCGTGGACTTGATGCTTTCGCTGTTGTGTCGTAACCCTTTAAACGTGAACTCACTCCCATTTGTGGAGGTTATAGTATCCCGTTGTATGGTGAAATAGGGGGATAGCCCCAAGTCTTCTATCCGTTTGCTTAGGAGGCGGTGGACACTATCGCTTATTGAGTTTTGAAACTCCCTCGCACAAAGCACACGCACCTTTTCAGTTAAAGCTCGCACGATTAAAGCATCAGTAAACGTCCACGATTTGGATGAACCACGTCCCCCAAAAGCGATTTTGTAACGCTTAGGTCTAAAAAGGTTTTGACTCCACATTTGAAAATCAATATCAAAGTTACTCACTGGGGGCGTTCTTAAAGTTCACGGTTAAGTTTGGTTTACCGTCTAAGGTGTGCGTGTTGTCTTGTTTAATCTCGCTTTTATCCGTTTGACCCAGCCACTGTTTCCCTAGCCATATCTGCATAGTAACGTTGCCTGCCTCTGCTGACGTGTACTGCATACGACGTAGAGAAGTCTTGCCCTGACCTGAGTATCTTTTATATAGCTCCGAAAAATTGACACCTCCACGCTCTTTGATATTGCGTTCTAGGGTGTCTTCGTCCATATCCATAACACTGCAACATTCAACCTGCGTGCAGTTAATGCGAAGCATAGAGAGGAGCATTTCCCACTCCTTGTCGGTTAAATCTTTGCGTGGTCGTCCGACTGGTCTTTTATTGGGTAGTGCGTCTTCAAACATTGCTATGCCTCCAAGTTGTTATAAGTTTCGCCTGTCGATTCAAGCACTGCGTCATTGCCTGTTAGGTTTTGCCAGCGTTTAATAATCACGTCGCAATACTTAGGGTCAAGTTCCATAATAAAGCCTTTACGCTTTAGTTTTTCGCAAGCGATAAGGGTTGAGCCTGAACCGCCGAATAGGTCTAGGACATTATCATCTTTTTTAGAGCTGTTTTCAATTGCACGAATAGGAACCTCTACAGGCTTTTGTGTTCCGTGAACATAAGTCTGTCCGCCATCTCTGCCAATAGACCATAAATCAAAA